TGCGGCTTCTGCTGTATCTTCCTTTCGTCGAATGAGTAATCGGTATGAGTGCCAAACTTGACCAGCCTGCCAGCCTTTACCTTGACAGTCTTTGGCAGCAGAGTGTCCATCATCGGGTGGCTTTGCCACGCCTCCAGTTGTGTATCCACAGCATTTCCTTTCGCAGTATCTCGTAGCCTTTTGCGCCACGGGAATCCCTGACATTGTTGAGATATTCCAGCTTACTTGGGATTGGCTTTTTGCGCTTGCGATTGGCTTTGTCAGGCAGGTTATCCAGCACCCAAATAGCCTCGCAGTGCAGCCTCCACTGCTCACTGTAATTGCTGACTTCAGTGCCGTCAATTAATTTTACAGTGCGCTCATCTGGATGCGCCTGTCCGCAGACAGGGCAAGTCACTTAACTGACAGCCATAGACCGATGTTAGAGAATGCGTAACCGGCATAGACGATTGACATGGGGGAATTGCCCTTTGCCACCTGCTCTGCCGCGATGTATGCGTAGATCAGGCCGGTAAGGATGACTAGCCAGGAACTCATTTGATCCGGTATTTGTCACGGCATGGCGCACAGATGCCAGTGACCAATCTGCCGGACCATTCCCCGCACAGGTCACACTCTCCAGGCTCACCTTTAGGGATTTGCTGTGCCTTCTTCCGCGCCTCTTTAATTATGACTTCCATTCGGGTTTCTTCGCGGTCGTTCGCGTCATCAACAAGATCAGCCATCCATATCCTCGCGCACCTGTTTAATAAACCATTCCAGCGGCACCACCACGCGCCACGGCTGACCATTGCGACGGTATGCCAGTACCGGAATGTCGTCATGTGAGGCAGCATCTTCCACCTGTTTACACCATGCGTCAATGCTCAGTGTCTCGCGGCGCTTGACCTCGATGCGATACTTGCCGATCTGGATGTCATCACCGCCATCCCTAGCCTGCCCCAGCTTGCGCTGAATCTTGACACCCAGATGGTCGGTCAGTATCTGCGCCAGTTCACGCTCACCTGCCGCACCCTTGTTCCTAGCCATTCTGCCACTCATTTCGGCGCCTCCAAAAGTGCTGCAAGTCTATGATTTAAGTCACGATTCCTGCCTTCAAGAAACACCTTGATGGCCTCATCGACGATGCTTGCCCTGCTGCGACGCTGCGCTGTTGCCGCCATGTCAAGCAGCGCCCTAGTCTCAGGCCGCAGACGGATCATGAAAGGTTTGTTTGCAGGCACTTGACATCTCCTTTTTTGCTGGATTACACTGTCAGAAGTATAGCACATTGCTATACGCAATCCGAGATACAGGAGATATAGATGAGGTATATAGCATACTATCGAGTAAGCACTGACAAGCAGGGGCAGTCAGGTCTTGGCCTGGAAGCGCAGCGTAAAGCTGTGGAACCGTGGGCAGACAAGATCTTTGGTGAGTTCACCGAGGTGGAATCCGGCAAGGATGACCACCGCCCGCAGTTGCTTGAAGCCATCAAGACCTGCCGTGAGTTCGGCCACGGCCTGCTGATTGCCAAGATTGACCGGCTATCCAGAGATGCAGCTTTCCTGCTTACCCTCCGCAAGTCTGGTGTCGAGATCCTCGCCGCCGACATGCCTAACTGTAGCAGCCTAGAGTTCGGCATCCGCGCCGTGGTCGCACAGCATGAGCGCGAAGAGATTAGCCGCCGGACAAAGGCAGCACTGTCAGCAGCTAAAGAGCGCGGCACAAAGATGGGTAGCCCGACACCGGAGCGCGGTGGCAGTGTCACTGGTGCCAAGCGCAGGGCAGAAGCACAGTTGTATGCTGAGAAAATTATTCCCACAATAAGGGAAATCCAATCAAGAGGTTTGACCAGCACCAGGCAGATTGCCGATGAGTTGGCTAGGTTGCAGATACCCACGCCGCGTGGTGGGTCATGGCATACATCCCAGGTTTCCAACATTCTAAGGAGGATAGATGAAAAATCTGAGTGATTACGACAGGACTGCTTGCATGTGCCTGTACGTCAGCAGCATGTCATTCATGTACCACACATTCACAGACATATTTTTTGCAGAAGTCATCGGGGTTATCGCTGGAGTCATTGCGTTAATTGCGCTGGCATTTTCAATGTCAACAAAGGTGAAGCCATGAAACTGAATGAAGCTAAGGAATACCTGCGGTCACGCAACAAATACATAGCAGATCAGAACTGCAAATTTGTGCCTACCAATGCTGCAAAAACAAACGTAAAGAAAACGATTGAGGAATACAGAAAATGGTTGAAGAAGTCCACAGCATCGACGGTTTCAGATGGTGTACAAATTGTCAAAGCCGCAGGCCGGTCCAACGTGGCACTTATGTCAAAAGCAAAGGTGGCTTGAGACAACGCTGGAAGTGCTTTCAATGCTCAATGAAATGGAAGAGAGGAAAACTCTATGTCACAAACAGAGATGGTGTTGCAACACTTGCAATCGGGCAAAACTCTGACGAGCCTGGAGGCGATCAGCCTGTTCGGGATAACCAGACTAGCAAGCCGAATAAACGATCTAAAGCAGACGGAAGAGGGAGAAAAGATACGAAGCTACTTCGTGGAAGTAAAGACAAGGTACGGCAAGGCGCACGTTAAACGCTACTATATGGGAGGTCGAGATGGTCGGTAAAGTTACGCCAGACACAATGCTGTCGGCTAGTAGGTTGCCAGCGGTCATGGGATTGAGCAAGTATCGCAGCCCCAATGATGAATTGAAGGCAAGCATTGATGCCATCAATGGGAAGGAAAGACCTGACATCAGCAACGAAGCGATGGGGTGGGGTAATCGTCTGGAAAAAATTATCCTGAACGAAGCGGCGCAGCGTCTTGTTGGCACTGATGCTGAGACTGATTTCCCTGAACCATTCTTCCACAAGAGTGTGCCAATCTGTTGCAGTCTTGACGGCAGGGTAGACGGTGGCGGCAAGATAATCACCAGCGATCCTGATGCTGGCATCTACGTCATCGGCATGGATCAGATCACGCTGGACGGACCTGGCTGCATTGAATCGAAACTAACAAAGAATCTGCCGGAAGATCAGCCAGCACTCTACCGTGGACCTATCCAGCTACAGGCACAGATGGACATCCTCGGTCACAAATGGGGAGCCGTGGCTGTGCTGTATCAGGGTATAGAGATGAGAGTATTCGTCTATGCTAGGCATGAGGCAACCATCAATGCTATCCACAAATGCGCTCTGGGCTTTCAAGACAAGCTAAATCAGTACAAGGAAAAGGGCGAGGTCACAATGTATCCAGCGCAGAACAGCAAAGATGCGGACAGAATGTTCCCCGATATCAACGATGTCCCTCCGGTCACACTGCCTGATTATGTGGCCGACATGTGCAAAAAACTTATGGACACGAAGTCAATCCTGTCCGAGATGGAGGATCGCCGGTCTGCAATCGAGGCGCAAATTAAGGAATTGATGGGCGAAAAACCATTCGCAATAGCCGGTAACTTTTCAATCAAATGGCCTATGAGGAACTTCAAAGCGCAGCCTAAACGAGTGGTTCCAGCGAAAGCCGCCTACTCGATTCGTCAGTCAACACTAACTATCAAGGAGTCAAAATGAATTTGACAGTCAGCAAAGGATTTGCACCGGCAACCATGACCGAGGCAATGGAGTTCAGCAAGATGCTGTCGCAGTCCAGCATGGTGCCGAAGGCATACCAGGGCAAGCCGAACGACATCATGGTATGCGTGCAATGGGGATACGAGATTGGCCTAGCGCCTATGCAGGCACTCCAGAATATCGCTGTCATCAATGGCAAGCCTAGCGTATATGGCGATGCAGCAATGGCACTGGTTCAGGCCAGCCCTGTCTGCGAGGATATCGAGGAAACCTTTGAAGGAGAAGGGGAAGATCTGGTAGCGGTCTGTGTTGCAAAGCGGAAAGATCGCAAGCCCGTCGTGGCAAGGTTCAGTGTCAACGATGCCAAGCGCGCAGGTCTGTGGGGTAAACAGGGACCGTGGACGCAATACACTCGACGCATGATGCAGATGCGGGCCAGAGGTTTCGCATTGCGGGATGCGTTCCCAGATGTGTTGCGTGGCCTGATTACCGTAGAGGAAGCGCAGGACTATCCGACTACGGAAAAGGATGTTACGCCAGTGATCCCGATCCGAAATAACCTAGACGAGATTAAGGTCATAGAGGATAAGGATGCGCCAAAGGTAGAGGAACCGCAGGAAGATGTGGTTGAAGCCACCAATAAAACCGATGAGGAACCGCCAGAAACGCCTACAAGCGAATCTCAGGCTACGGGTGAGATACCGCTATACCTGCCAGGAAAGAATGAGCCTAAAGAGTTCCTGCCGGATGCTGGCACTTGGCTACAACGGTTCGAGGAAATAGCCAGCAAGGTTGCCGGTCATGAAAAGACTGAGGTAAGAGAACGTATGACGAAAATTCGTCAGTTGAAGGAGGCTAACGAAGCGGTTATCGAGAAGTTGCCGAAGTTGATCCGCACCATGTTCGAGTCAAGATACAAGGCTCGGCTGGCCGCTCTTGGGGCGAAACTTCCGAAGGAGGAGAAATGATTACTTTTGAAAACAACGGCGACTATTTTTCAATCGAGTTCGATCCAGAGGATCTTGCAAAGATGAAGCTAATCTTTGACAGGGCAATCAATACCCTATCACCTCCAGACGACGAGTTGATAGAAGTGTATGACGGGATATGTAAAGCGTCGAACGGATATGTATTTATGCGGAGTCACGCCCGCACCCTAGAGCGCGAAGCAGCCGAGGCCCGCGTGAAGGAGTTGGAAGCGGCGCTGCGGGAGCCTACAGAGGAAATGATATGGGCCGGAGACAGCTTGCTGGACGACACCGTTGAATGCGCTCACAACGTATGGAACGCCATGTCCGCCGTCCTGCTACGTGACCAAGCCATGACCGGCGAAGGGAAGGTGAGGGATGGAAATTAAATGGATTTTCATAGCTTTTTCGGTAATGGCTATATCTTTTTCGGCTAGCGAAGCTATAAAACAATACTCGAAATCTCAAATTGAAATTGCAAAAATTCAATCGGAGAGATGCAAATGACCGGCAATCATGGTTGAAATGAGATGGATTGGGGCGCACGAGGCCGTATCCCATGATTCTCCGTGTTTTAAAACGGAAGGTGGCGGGCGCATGGTATTACAGTTTCGATATTACAAAGACCCGGAAATGCCTATTTTTACGGAATGGATTGACGTTCCGGTAGCCGGGGAAATGGGGGAATGACCGCCGCAAAACTAAAAGAGAGAGACGGATGAACCAAGACGACATAATCCGCATGGCGCAAGAGGCTGAGAGGTGCGCTGCGGAAAACCAGAGGATTGTCCGGGGATTACTAAAGAAAGGAGCAAGCCATGACTGACGTTACGATGCCGAACAATGAACCGAAAATCCGCGTTCCGATCAGCAGAATATTTAATCCAGCGCCGGACATAACCGCTTATGAGTTGGCGATTTTACTTCCGTATTTTAATGGAGCACCGATGTATGAGGAAACACTCACTGAACTCGGAACCGCTGCGAGGCATTTAAAATGACTGACAAGCCCGACGTTACCGCTGTTTCTGCCGACGACCAAGCCATGACCGGCAAAGGGAGGGAGTGATGAATACGATTGAGACTAAACCTTGATGATTTCCCCGCGAAACTGGAAGCTGTGGTCATCAAACCGCAGCGCCAGTTCTGGTTGAAGTAACATCCCGTCCTTATAGGTCAGGATTGCCATTGCAGATTGCCAGTTCGTTTTCCGGCCTTCCAAATAATTGACGAATTGCGGATCACGGCAGGAGTCGGCAGTCATACCATGTCTTACTGCATACCGGCGACCCCTACGGTCATCATAAGGAACCACCTCTGCCCTGTGATCGTGTCCGGTGACGATATTAACTCCGCTTTCTTTTGTGTTGTTGTAGCCAGCGTGAACACCGCTTTTTTCTCGATGCCTTATCTCGGTATGCGAAGGCTGACCTTCATTAACAGTCACAAACCATGCAGGTATCCAACCGGGGATATGGTCTTTAAGATGTATACCTTCAACGTCAGAGTACTCAGGAGCAACCGCAGCTAACCTAGACTCAAATCTCATGTCATGATTGCCGAGGTTCCAGACTCTCTTAGAGTTTGGACTAGCCTTGATGATTTCCTCTGATCTGTCTCTGATAATCTCAAGTTCCTCTTTAACAGTCGGATAGCTTTCGTGTCCTATAGATGGATGCCGACTGATACTAGGAAAGTCGCAGGCATCTCCATTCCATACAATCGCAAAAGGTTTGAGTTTCTTAGCGAAGTAAACCATCGCCTTGTGCATAACAGGCACACCGCTAGGATGATAGTGCTGGTCCCCTGCTACCAAAACAATTCCATCCTTAATGTTAAACTTTACCTCTACTCGGTCATCAGAGATTGCCGCGACATTATATGCCGTCCTTCCAAAAATGTCTGAGAGTGGGAGGATGATGTTGTGACGTCTCTCAACTGTCTTGCGTCGCCTCCTAACGTTTTTTTCGCTGATGCCTAAAACTTGAGCAACCAGTTTGGTGCTTTGATGCTCTCGAAACAATCGGATAAATTCTTGATCTGAGCATGACTTAACACTCATCACACACCACCCTTCCAACCCATTCGGGCGCAGATGATATTTGCTAACTCAATGAAATTTTGGTCGTGCTTGTCATGATCGCAGTCAGCATTCTGTTCGAGTGCAGCATGGCACATCTCATGCGCTACTATCTTCATAACTTCCTCTATGGTTGATGCCCTGGAATTGACGACCAGCAACTGATCGGGCCAGAAATAAAGTCCAAGATATTTATCCATCTTGGATGCTTTGAATTTTACATTTGCTGGTAACTTGATGTCATTGAATGCAGTAACCTTCAATAGATTATAACAAGCCTTGATTGACTTTACATTCACCAGCATGTTACACCATCTGCAACGCTAATTCTTTTGCTTCATTTACCCTGCGAATCCAGCCTTTACCAAAGACAGGATATGTCGAAAGCTGCTTGTAGAAAAACTCTCGGTGGTCGCTGAACTTCTCTATCAGCGTCTTTGGTTCATACTGCTTAACAGCCTCAAGAGTTATGGGGCCAATCGCCCCATCTCTTGCCACCCCGCAGATAGTCTGTAGCGTTATTGCCGACCTCCCCACACCGGCATTGACAGCAAAATCAAACACCACATAGTCAACACCGCCAGGAAGATCATCACATCGTGCTGCGTCCCAGAATCGTTTTTTATATAGCGGAGTAACTTGCTCAACCGTGAGAGAACGCATTTCATCTTCATCTGACGGACTCCCTTTCCATTCTTCCCATACTCTCTGGGTAACACCTAGATTGGTGCGGCCACCTGGATCTTGAGGATGATTGGCATATCCGCCCTCATGCACCAGCATAGCCTTTAAAGATTGCTCCAAGTTTTCCTTCATTTCTTAGCCCATCCAGCAACAATCCGAGAACCAAACAGGAAACCAAATGCAATGTTTGCCGCCTCAAGAGCGATGGTTCTGATTGCATCATCCACTGGATAATAGAGTGTTGAGATTCCGACACCTATTACAGTCAATGCTCCAATGTATCTAGCAGAAGCACGGAGATCTACGACCCACTGAGAAGGGGTGCCAATCGGAGCATCAAGTTTAGCCAGTGCCTCAAGACGTTTAACTTCATTGTCATTGAGTTTGATCTGCTCGTCAATAGTTGTAGGTTTTATGCCGCCAAAGAAATTGGTGATTAGCTGTTTGCCCCCTTCCACAGCAACTGGCAGCAATGCTCCAATGATGGATTCAATAATCATTTGTCAGCCTTCTCGTCTATCTTCTCTTCAATCCTTGCCAGAGTGTTTTCAATACGGTTGAGGTGTTGAACGAAGTCATCTCGACGAACATAAGTGGCAGGAATATCAGAGGCTAATTCTGTCACCCGTTTATGCAGTATGTCATCAGCGCCTTTAAGTTCTTTGATTGAATCCAATACGGATCGAATTAAAAACCCACCAAAAGCGCCAGCACAAGCAACAGCAATATTAAATACCCCCTGAGATTCCATGATGACTCTTTACTTTTGGTTGATAGGAGAGAGGAAACTGGTTTCATCTACGGGGTTTGCCACGCTACGCTCCCGTCAGTTTTAGCACCAGAATGTATGACCCGAACACGAACGCCGCCAGCGTGGCGAGCAGCGAAGCCCCCGCCACGATTGCTCCGGTGACGCCCCTTGTGGAAAGCTGAACGAAAAGCGCACCTTCTTCAATCCGCGCTTGCACGTATTTGAGATCGCGCCACCAGAACGCAGGGTCGGCCTTCGGGTTGATCGGCTTGAATCCGTAGTAACCCTTGACTTCGCGCCCGAAGATCGTCCCGAAATGCCATGTGAGGAACGGATACCGGCCGCGTGTGAGGATCAACCGCTGAAGGTCAAGCAGACCCCAAGACTCGCCGGCCTGGTTATACATCGGCGCGACTTCTGCGAACACTGCTGGCCGGAAGCGGAAATTGATCCGATCACCGTCAGCCGGCCACGGATGCGCTTTTGCGTCGAGT